TGCAAACTGGACAGTTAACTTCAGAGGCTCTAGCGGAACTTCACTAGATACTTTAATGAGTACAGGTCAATCAATGACTGTGGCTTTCTTGGTGACTCAAGGCTCTACTGCTTACTATAACTCTGCCGTTCAAGTTGATGGCACTACATCTGGAGTCACAACTAGATGGTTAGGTGGTGCGCCTACTGCGGGAAATGCTAGTGGCATCGATAGTTATCGTTATTTATTGGTAAAAACGGGTAGTGCGACTTTTACAGTCTTGGCAAGCAACACACAATTTAAGGCTTAAACCATGCCATTACAAGCAACTTCTGGTGCGGCTAGTTACGATGCCTTTGGTGGTGGTGTTCCTGTTGTGCCTAACTACATTGAGGAAGTGTTCAGCACATACCTTTACACAGGCAATTCCTCTACACAAACCATTACAAACAACATTGATTTGTCCACTAAAGGTGGATTGACTTGGATTAAATCACGTTCCGATACAACAAGTAATTTTTTGTTTGACACCATTCGGGGCGCTTTAAATGAAATAAACAGCAACAATACTCAAGCACAAGCGTCTCTTGCCGACAGTTTAACGGCTTTTAACACCAATGGTTTTTCTTTGGGAAATAGTGCGCAAACTAATTTTACTGGAGAAACTTACGCCTCATGGACATTCCGAGAGCAACCAAAGTTCTTTGATGTTGTGACTTATACGGGGGATGGTACAGCAGGGAGAACTGTGGCCCATAACCTTGGTTCAGTTCCCGGTTGTATTATTGTCAAAAAAACATCATCTGGAGATGATTGGGCTGTCTACCATCGTTCGTTAGGCGCAACACAGTTTTTGCTTTTGAATGACACTTTGTCTGCTGGAACAAGTTCAAATTACTGGAACAACACATCTCCAACATCAACAGAATTTACTCTGGGTGCTATTGGCACTACAAATGCTTCTGGCTCAACCTATGTAGCCTACCTATTTGCCCATGACGCAGGAGGCTTTGGCCTGACTGGTACGGACAATGTGATTTCGTGTGGGTCGATGTCTGTTACCGCTGGTGGTGATGCTACTGTGACGCTTGGATACGAACCTCAATGGGTTCTTTTAAAACGCACGGATGCCTCAGGTGGATGGGCTATCTTTGACAATATGCGTGGTTGGGCTGATACAGGAACTGCATTGTTATTAGCAAATAGCAGTAGTGCAGAAAGTAATTATGGTGCTACACCAGTAGGAAACCCAACCGCAACAGGCTTTACTGTACAAAACTTTACCAGCACATCAGGCTCAACTTACGTCTACATAGCCATTCGTAGAGGCCCAATGAAAGTGCCTACAAGTGGGACTAGTGTGTTTGCGCCAGCAACTCATACAGGTACAGGTACAGCTATTTCACTTACTAGCGCAGGATTCCCTCCAGATTTATTCTGGTCTGCAAATAGAGACACAATTCGCAATAGAAGTTCACACGATAGACTTCGTGGCATTGGCTTACTTCTTCTTAATTCAACTAACGCAGAAGACACTGGATATACAAATTCTTTAACTTCTTTTGACATGACTGGTATTTCTGTTGGTACAGATTCATCAGCACAAACTATTAACAATTCAGCAAAAACATACGCTCATTATTATTTCAGACGTGCCCCTAGCTTCTTTGATGTGGTTTGCTATACGGGCAACGGCAGTAGCAATACTTTGACACACAACTTGGGGGTTGCCCCAGAGCTAGTTATTATTAAGTCTCGCAATAATGCTTTGGATTGGCAAGGCGGCTCTAATTTTACGAGTTCAAACTTTGTTTATAGTCAAATATCAGCAACCGATGCAGGAACTACATTTGCATATTCAGCAGGAGTTGTGTTTTCAGCGCAGCCATCGGCATCGTCTGTGTTTTTAAATTCATCAGGCGGTTCAAATTCAAATGGTGCAACTTATGTCGCTTACCTATTTGCCACTTGTGCTGGTGTTTCCAAAGTAACAAGTTTTACAGGAAATGGTAGCTCACAGACTATTAACTGTGGTTTTACTGCTGGTAGCCGCTTCGTCATGATAAAGCGCACCGACTCCACGGGAGATTGGTATGTGTGGGATTCTGCTAGGGGTATTGTTAGTGGGAACGACCCACACCTTAGCTTAAACAGTACAGCAGCAGAAGTCACTACAGACGATACAATTGATACAGATTCAACAGGGTTTATTGTTAATCAAGTATCAGCAACAAACTCTAATGTCAACGGGGCCAGCTACATAGTGCTTGCGATTGCCTGATGGAATACATATACATCATTGAAAACAGTAAGACGGGCAAGTTCTACATTGGTAGGACTAATGACCCGTCTGCTAGAAAGCGTTGCCATTTGTCTGAGTTAAGACGAGGTGTGCATGGAAACCCTAGACTGCAAGCATCTTTTAATAAACACGGAGAAGATGCTTTTGAGTTCAAAGTAGTAGATTCTGCAACTCCTGAAATGATTACTGCTAAAGAAGCTGAATGGTTTTCTGCTTTTGATGAAAATAAAAATTATTTGTATAACTGCCATTTTGAAACTTATGGTGGGCCAAAAATATGGAAGCCGCACACACCAGAATCAAAGCTAAAGATTTCTGAAGCTATTAAAGACGGCACAAGAAAGTTTATTTTTGACATTCTTGATGAACGATACGCTGGTGCATCCATAAGGTCTTTAGCAAAGAAATATAACGTAGGTGCTAATACTTTATTGGACTACACGCCTGAATGGGAAAAGTTGCGTGGTTTGACAATGCCAAAAAGTGTTCAATCTGAGCAAACTCGTAAAAGAGTTGAAGTGTTTGTAGCGGCTTTTGAGTTTTATGGACACGATGCTTTGCGCAATCTTAATAAATTTAAGATAACTAGGAATTCGCTTAAAAAGTACTTGCCTGAATTTGGCATGACATTTGAGCAAGTGTTAATCAGGACATAAGGAATCACAATGCAGATACGAACACAAACAGGGCAAGTCATGTACGAAGCAGAATTTCGTGCATACACAAAAGCCAATGGTGGCCCATCATGGGACATAACAACAACTGAAGTCTTAACGGCTTTGGGTGCTGATGTTGTCTTTGAAGGCGCACAAGCAACTGGTGGTACTGTTTACCAATACTCTCAAGCCTCTGGTGTTGAGCAAGTAGATGGTAAGTGGTACACCAAATATATCCTTGGCCCTGTGTTTATTGACCAAGTGGTTGATGGTGTAACTACTACTGCTGCTGAACAAGAAGTAGCCTACAAGGCTTCTAAGGATGCTGAACAGGCTAAGAGTGTTCGTGCCACACGCGACACCAAGCTGGCCGAATGCGACTGGCGCGTGATTAAGGCTGCTGAGACTGCAACAACATTCGATGCAGCCTGGGCAACTTACCGCCAGGCTTTGCGTGATGTCACTACGCAGACAGGTTTCCCTTGGACTATTACATGGCCTGATGCGCCATAAGATGAATCATGGATGCTGATGTCGATAAGAGGCTTGCCGTGCATGAAGCGATCTGCCTAGAGAGATACAACAATATTGATCGGTCACTGCGCGATGGGGACAAGCGCATGACAAAGATTGAATATCTTCTCTATGCGGTGATCATTGCGGTTTTATTTGGCCCAGGGGTGGCTGCCGAATTCGTCAAGAAGATTTTCGGGCTATGAAAGACTGGGCCGTAGCAATCATTGCTGCGGCTCTTTTAGTCGTCACCATCATTTGGTGCTTTTTTGTCATCATTTCGTTTTGGCCATGATCTATGCTCTGGTCCTATTAGCAGCTGCCGAATATCGATGCACCAGGTGGACATGGACTGGTGATGTCTACAATCGGAAAGTTGTTTGTCTCAAATGGGAGAAGAGGAAATGATTGATCCGATGACGGCCTTGGCGGGGATACAAAGCGCCATCAGCATGGTCAAGAAGGCCAGCAAGGTGGCCAATGATCTGGGGTCTCTGGCCCCAATGATTGGCAAGATGTTTGATGCCAAGTCTGTGGCCACCAAAGCCATGCTGCAAGCCAAGCAGTCTGGCAAAGGCTCGAACATGGGGACTGCACTTCAGATCGAGATGGCTTTAGAGCAAGCCAGAGCCTTTGAGGAAGAGCTGAAAATGCTTTTCATGCAGACAGGCAAGATCGATGTCTGGAACAAGATCAAAGCCAGGCAGGCCGAGATGGACTTGGCCGATGCCAAAGAACTGAGCGCTTTAAAGAAAGCAGAAAAAGAAGCCAAAGCCAAAGAGGATGAGATGAACGAGCTGGCCATGATTATTGGCGGTGTGGCTTTTGTCTTGTTTCTGGTGGCAATTGGAATCAATGAATTGATGGAATTCTGTGCAACTACCAGAAGGTGTGGTCGGTGAATGAGTATCAAAAGACCTTTGATTTGTGCCTCAAGATATTCGTTTACGGGTGTGTGGCTTTATATGCCCTTGGCTTCCTCAAATTTTTGCCGGATGACCTCTCCGACAGGATCGTTAATTTACTGCTGGGTAGAATAGGATTAGGCAAATGAGATATCTATTGCTGCTTTTATTGCTGACTGGATGTGACGAAAAATATCGTTACAAGTGCCAGAACCCTGACAATTTTCACGCAACTGAGTGTCAGAAGCCTCGCTGTATGTTTACTCAGACTTGCCCAGAATACTTGGTAGCACCAATCTTGGAGAAAAAGGTCAATGATGTCCAACCACAAGAGGAAGTCAAAAAATGAAACTTTCTGAAGTTAAAAGCACAGAGGAAACTATTGAACTTATAAAAGTTTATGCGTGGCTTTTTGCAGTGGTTGTTGTCATGCTTGTCTTTGGCTTCACAGTGTTTTCAATGCTCTATTCTGTCATTTTCATAACACAGCCAATCAAATCTATGGCGCCAATAGACAGCGCTTTTACCAAGCTCTTGAATGACGTTGTGCTTTTATTGGTTGGAAGTATCAGCACATTGATCGGAATGTTTACCATTAACAAGGGTGCTAAATCATTTGCCGAAAGAATGAATCCGACACCACCCATGGGCCAGCAGCCGATGTGTCAGCCTATGCAGGGCCAGTATGGTTACAGCAACAACCACGGGTTTACATCAAACACTCACAATATTCCTGGCCAAGCCTTTGGTGCAATGCCTGTTTGGCAGAACCCAGAGCTTGATGAGTCTTGGACACCTGGGCCACCTCCAACAACGCCACCGGACCATCTTGAGGATGACCATGAGCGCGAACAGCTGGCGCAGGCCAGACAGGAGTCAGAATAATGTTTGGCATCCCACTACCCTATATCGCCCTGGCAATCGGCATTGCCTTGTTTGGCTCTTACCGAGGTGGCTATCACTTTGGCTGGGAAGACAGGGACAATGACATGAAGATTGCCATTGCCAAAAAGAATGATGAAGCCAGAGCCAAAGAGGCAGAGCTTGGCGAGAAGCTGCAAGATCAGGAAACGAAACTCAGAAAGGCCCAAGATGATGTCAAGAAAAAACAGTCTGCTATGCATGAGCTTGCTAGGACTGGCCGGTTGCGCCTCCCAGCCCCAAGTTGTCCACAAGCCAATGCAAGTGCCACCATTGCCATTGGAAATCCACAACCCAGCCAGCCCGATGAAAGCGAACTTGAGCGACAGACTATTGCAACTCTTATCGACCTCGCAGCCGAAGGAGACAAAGCCATCACCAAGCTCAACGCCTGCGTCAGCGCCTACGAAGAAGTAAGGAGAATTGTCAATGGTCAATAGTCAGCAGCTCCAGCAACTGCACATTGGCCCAGAGTGGGTCGATGCGCTCAATGAGACATTTCAACGCTTTGACATTTCAACGCCCCTGCGCCAAGCGGCCTTTATTGGCCAGTGTGGCCATGAGTGCGGTGGTTTCAAAATGCTTCAAGAGGGTCTGTCATATTCTGCTGCCGGACTGATGAAGACATGGCCCAAGCGCTTTGATGCTGAAAAGGCCCAAGCCTGCCAGCGAAATCCAAAGCTCATTGCCAATACTGTTTACGCAAATCGGATGGGCAACCGAGATGAAGCCTCAGGGGATGGGTATCGTTTCCGAGGCAGGGGTTGCATCCAATTGACAGGCTCTAGCTCGTATTTCCACGCTGGCAAGGCCTTGGGTGTTGACTTCTGGGCAAACCCTGACCTGGTGGCCACGCCCCAGTATGCTGCGCTGACTGCTGGCTGGTTTTGGGACACCCACAAGCTCAACCAGTATGCAGATAGCCAAGACTATCGGACCATGACCAAAAAGATCAATGGCGGGTTTATTGGCCTCGATGACCGAATCAAACACATCAACCATGCGCTGTCTGTCCTGACATAATTAGCCATGGCCAGCCAAACACAACAACTTGAGAATCCAGCACCACCGACCCTTGGTTATCCGACCGAGGTCTATGAGCGCAGGCATTTCAATGAGAACAATGGCTCGCTGACGATTTACTTTAAAAAGCTGGCTAGTGTCTTGGGGTCTTTGTTTGGGCCAAGGGGTGGTCGGTTTATGAATAACCCCCATGGGGCTTTCCAAGACTCGACCGACCAAACTGCTGCCAACACCACCACGGCCTATCCGGTCACATTCAACACCACAGACTTTGCTAATGGTGTGACAATGGCCAGCGGGTCAAGAATCACTGTGGCCGATGCCGGAATCTGGAACTTGCAGTTTTCCATTCAACTAAAAAACACCACAAACGATGGTCAAGATGTAGATATTTGGTTTCGCAAGAATGGGACAAATATTGCAAACTCAAACAGTAGATTTCACCCTCCTCCGAGGAAAAGTTCTGGCGACCCAAGTCATATCATTGCTGCATTGAACTTTTTTGTAAGCATGAATTCAAACGATTACATTGAAATTATGTGGAGAACTGAAAATACTGGCGTAAGCATAGAGGCTTTTGGGACAAGCACCAGCCCAACACGGCCAGCAGTCCCATCAGCCATTGTCACAATGAGCTTTGTCTCAAACATTACCTAAATACTGCCATGTACATACCTTTAAAGTTACCCCCAGGTGTTTTCCGAAATGGTACTGAGTACCAGGCAGCAGGCCGCTGGTATGACGCAAACCTAGTGCGCTGGTATGAGGGGACACTGCGCCCCATCAATGGATGGCGCACCAGGTCAAGCTCACAGATGTCTGGCTCATGCCGAGGCATCATCACTTGGCGCGATAACAGTGGCAACCGATACATTGGCGCTGGAACGCATACCAAGCTCTACGCCATGAATGAGGCTGGGACACTCAAAGACATTACGCCAACGGGCTTCACTAGTGGCTATGCCAACTCAACAACCCTCACCGGCTATGGCTACAGCACCTATGGCACATTTGCCTATGGCATTGCAAGGCCTGACACTGGGACACCAATCCCAGCCACTACCTGGTCACTTGATACTTGGGGCGAGTATTTAATTGCTTGCTCAAGCACTGATGGCAAGCTCTATGAGTGGCAATTAGGCTTTTCAACGCCTACATTGGCAGCAGCCATTGCCAATGCACCAGTCAACAACAAGGCGGTTTTAGTCACCCAAGAGCGCATTATTTTTGCCCTTGGCGCTGGTGGAAACCCGCGCAAGGTGCAGTGGTGCGACCAAGAGAACAATACCCTTTGGACACCAGCAGGCGACAACCTTGCAGGCGACTATGACTTGGCCAGCCCTGGCACATTGATCGCTGGCAAGCGGGTCAAGGGTGTCAACCTACTGTTTACGGATGTGGATGTCCACACGGCCCAGTATGTTGGCGCTCCATTTGTCTATGGATTTGAGAAGGCGGCAAGCGGGTGCGGCCTCATTTCAGCCCAGGCAGTGGCGGCCATTGATACGGCAGCCATTTGGATGAGCAATTCTGGCTTTTGGATTTATGACGGCTATGTCAAGCCACTGCCAAGTGATGTGTCAGATTACATTTTTGCCAATATCAACTTTGCCCAGGCATCTAAGATTTATGCGGTCCATGTCAGCAAGTTTGGTGAAATCTGGTGGTATTACCCAAGTGCAGCCAGCAATGAGAATGACAGCTATGTCACTTTCAACTACCGCGAAAATCACTGGAACATTGGCACATTGGCCCGCACTGCTGGGGTTGATGCTGGCGTGTTTACCTATCCTTTGATGGTGTCTACCACTGGCTACATCTACGAGCATGAGGTCGGGTTTAACTATGACAGCGCCAGCCTTTACGCTGAGTCTGGTCCAGTCCAATTAGGCAATGGCGACAACATCATGTCTGTGCGCCAAGTTGTCCCAGATGAGCAGACGCTGGGTGAGGCGGTGGTTTCATTCAAAACCCGCAATTACCCAACAGGCACACAATCCACATTTGGACCATACACGGCAGCAAACCCGACTTCAGTGAGGTTTTCTGGCCGGCAAGTCAACATGAGGGTGACTGGCAACACTTTGGCTGACTGGCGCATTGGCGTGATGAGGCTTGAGGCTGTGGCCAGCGGGAAGCGATGAGCGACCAAGAGCATTTGGAAAGACTGCGCCACCATGTGGAGGCGGCATTAGAATACAGTGGAGGCACACACAATTTTGACGATGTCGCTGAGATGGTCGAGGATCACAGATTGCAGCTGTGGCCGGCCAAGGACTCGGTGGTATTGACAGAGATCATTGTCTACCCACAGTTAAAGAATTTGCATTATTTTCTGGCTGGTGGCGACCTAGATGAACTCTCAAGGATGCGACCATTGATCGAGTCCTGGGGCAAGTCAATTGGTTGCACCAGGGTGACTTTGGCAGGCCGTAGAGGCTGGTCGAAGACATTTTTAAAAGACGAAGGTTACAGCCCACAATGGACTGTAATGGCAAAAGATTTATAGGGGAAAAACATGGCTACTGTGCAAGAGTTATATCAACAAATTCTAGGCCGCGAAGCAGAGCCAGCTGGTTTGCTTTATTGGGAAAACCAATTTGGCAGTCAAGTTGACCCAGCAGAAGTTGCAAGATTTCAAGCGGCTGCGGCCTCTGAATTAGCACAACGAGAAGCGCAAGCTGCTGCTGCCACATCTGGTGGTGGTGGTGGTGGTGCTTCAAATGTTGAGGCTTTGTACCAGTCACAACTTGGAAGAGCCTCTGACCCTGGTGGCCTTGCTTATTGGACCAATAGGTTTGGAAATGAAGTTGATGCCAATGAGGCCGCCCAATTTCAAGCGGCTGCGGCAAAAGAAATAGCCCAAAGAGCAAACCAACAAGCTATCGAGGCTTTGTACCAAACAGAACTCGGAAGAGCTTCTGACCCAGGCGGCCTTGCTTACTGGACCAATAGATTTGGCAGTGATGTTGATGCCAACGAATTGGCATTGTTTAGAGCAGAGGCTGCAAAAGAAATAGCAGGCAGAAAAACGGGTGTTCGCCCCCCTGTTACCCCTGGCGGTGTTGGCAATGTTGTTGGCGGTGGCGGCAGCGTTTATCCTGGTGGCACTAGTGGCGTATTCCTTGGTGGTGGAAGCCCAGGCATGACAAGCGTCATGCCATTTTCAAATGTAGGCCAAGGTCTTGCCACAAATTTTGCAAACTACCAGTCAATCCCAATTGGCTCACAATACAACCCAGCAGTGACTGCTGGCGGTGTTTCCCCATACGAGCAAGTCATGGGCCAAATGCGCCCACTTGGCAACCCATACGCAAATGTCATGGCAGGACAAGCAATGGGTGGCTATAACCCTGCTTTGTATGGCGAGATCGCTGCGGCTGATGCGGCAAGAACTGCTGCTGCTAATGCCGGCTCATCAGATACTTCATACTCAGGTGGCATGGCCAAGGGTGGCATGGTCCATGGTGGTGTAATGTTTGGCGCAAACCCTCCTGGTCCAGATGATGGCGCTGTCAATCTTGATATTGGCGAATACGTCATCAAGAAGTCTTCAGTCAACAAGTATGGCCGTGGACTTCTGGACATGATCAATGAGGGCAAAGTGCCTGCCAAGAAAATGAAATCTTTACTCGGATAAGGTGGCGATATGTCAAAAGGTGGAACAACAACCTCAACAAGCTCGATTGATCCACAGATCAAAGAAGCGTTTCTTGCCAACTTTCAGCAGGCCCAAGGTGTTGCTGGTGCATTGCCGGTCCAGCAGTTTGCTGGATACAACCCGATGTATCAGGCAGGCGAGGAAGCTCTGGTCAACACGGCCCTAGCTGGCCCAGGCATTACTGGCACAGACTTAGCCGCGCAAATGGCGGCTTATGGTGGTGTTTATCAGCCTGCACAGCTCACAGCGCAGCAGACCAATTTGGGCATGACTGGACCAGGATCAATTGGCAGTTACATGAACCCATATACCAGCATGGTGCGTGAAAACGCACTGGCTGATTTGGAGTCTGCAAGACGCGCTGCTATCCAGCAGACTGGTGAACGCGCAACAGCTGCCCGTGCATTTGGTGGATCACGCCAAGGTGTGGCTGAGAGTTTGACTAACCAAGGCTTTGCCAAGCAGGCTGCCAACCTTGGGACAACTTTAAACGAGCAAGCATTCAACCAGGCCATGGCCATGCAGCAGGCCGACATTGGCCGCAGATCAGCAGCCGACATTGCCAATCAGCAAGCTGGCTTGCAAGGTGCGCAATTGCGATTAGGTGGTGCAAGCCAGCTAGGCAATTTGGCTGCACAGCAACAAGCATTGCGTCTTGGTGGCGCTCAAGCTGTCATGGGTGCTGGCGGTGCGCGTCAGGCTTTGGACCAGCAACAAATGGATGCAATCCGAAATATTGGTTTGCAGCGTTTGGGTGTGGTCCAGTCAAGTCTTGGTGCGCAGCCTGCAAATCTTGGCATGGTGGCACAAACTCCATACAGCCAGAATGTCGGTGCTGGATTGCTTGGCGGTGCTTTGGCCGGATCACAATTGGCTGGTCTAACTGGTGGTGCAATTACAGCAGGCACTGGCGCTGGTCTTGGTGCATTGGCTACCCTGATCTAACATGAGACAAAATCCAACCCCAGAGCCACAACGCTACGCTAACGCGCAGCTCATGGCTTTGCTTGATCCCTCAAGCAAGCGTGACACCATCCTGATCACGCCTGGATCACCAATGCCGTCTCGCATCCCTGATGGGCTGACAGTGGCTGAGACAAGCCGAGGCATTGTGATCACCAGTGACCCAGCAAAGGTCAAGATCATTGACCAAGGGTCTGAGAAAGATGTGGGCATGGCGCTGTTTGGTTATGCATACGATCAGACCAAAGGTTTTGACAATGTGGCGGTGGCCATGGACAGAAGCGGAACACCGGTGGCAGAGCTGGCCATCAAGCCTGGTCAAGAAAGACGGGCCATGAGGGCTGCATCTTTGCTTGCACCAGATACAGGATCAACTAACATGATGAGCAGAGGCGATGTGGTTAGCACCCGTCTCAGAGGTTTATTGGATTAAGGTGGAAATATGGCTAATGAATTTGATTACAGCAGTCTAGGCAATATATTTGGTGGGATGCCTGGTGCAACGCCAACGGGACTTGACGCATTACTGACAGAAGATCAGCGCAAACTCTTGGGCCGAAATGCTGCAATGTCAGCAGCTGCTGCATTACTCCAAGCCAGTGGCCGAAGCACAACCCCAATTAACTTGGGCCAAGCACTTGGATCAGCTTTGCAGGCTGGCCAGCAAGGTTATCAGCAGGCTAGAGCTGGCTCATTGCAAGATTTGATTCTGGGACAGAAACTGCAAGAAGCCAAAACAGCCCAAGATTTGCAAACCCAATTGGGCGGTATTTTTACAAAACCAACAACTCCATTGAGTCCGGAGCAGCAGGCATTGATGGCGCCTGGTATGCAAGCCGGACCAACCATGGCCCGTGCTGAACTGGCTGCAAACATTCAGCCACCAAGCGATGCCGAAATTAAGGCAGCTCAGTATCAACGAGCCGCAGACCTTTTGGCATCAAGAGGCAAGGGCGAAGAGGCGAAGCGCTATCAAGACATGGCCAGAGACTTAAACCCACGGGCTAAAGTTGTTGGCCAGCCATTTGAGGTGACTGACACTACTGGCAAGCCCATCATGGTTCAGCAGTTTGAGTCTGGCGATATCAGGACCATGCAAGGCTTTGGTCCAAAACGCGATGTCGTTTTGCAAAACCTTGGTGGCACGACTGTGGCTGTTAACAAGTCATCATTGAAAGGCGGTGAAACATTTGCCCAGACAATGTCACCAACCGAGATCGCCAACTTGAAAGTGGCCCAAGGCAACTTGGCCGTGGCTCAAGGTGGTTTGAATTTACGTCAACAAGAATTTAATCGTGGTGCTTTTGACATCAAAGAAACTCCGGAAGGTTTGGTCTATGTGCCAAAAGTACCTGGTGGCGCGGCCATGCCAGTAATGACAGCAGCCGGAACACAACTTGAAGGCGCTGGCTCTAAGCCGACTGAAGACCAAAGCAAGTCAGCAGGCTTTGCTTTCCGAATGAAACAGTCAACTCAGATTTTCAATCAGCCTGCTGTGGATAAGTCTGGTGAGCCAATCATTGACCCCAAAACTGGCAAACCAGTTACGCTTGAGCAGGCTTATGGTCAGCCAGGGAAGTATCAGGCCATCATGCGCGCCATCCCAAGTGCTGGATTAACCACTGGCATTGCTAATATTTCAGAAGATGTTGGTCGGCAGCAGTATCGTCAGGCCCAAGAGAATTGGGTCACTGCCAACTTGCGACCAGAGTCTGGTGCAGTGATTGGTGTGGAAGAGATGGAAAAAGAGATCACTAAATATTTCCCACAAACTAGTGACAGTCAAAAAACTATTGAGCAAAAAGCCCGTGCTAGACGCGACACCGAACTGGCCATGACTGTGCGAGCTGGTCCAGCTTATAAGCAAGTGGAGAAAGCAGTGGCTGCACGGAATGCCCCAATGGCTGCACCAACTGCTGGTGTGCCTAGACTTGTCAAAGACCCTGCGACTGGTATCTTTCGCTATGTAACGGAGTAAAAAATGGCAGACAAAATTGTTCAAATCCCAAATATTGGGCCAGTGTCTTTTCCCGAAAGCATGACTGATGAGCAGATCATCAAGGCTATTCAATCACTGCAAGCGCCAGCTGCTGCACCAATTACTGCCCCAGCACCAACTGGCAAAGCCCCAGAGTCTTTTGGAACTAAGATTCTGAACTCACCAGTTGGTGGATTTGTTCGCGGCTTGCGTGACATTCCAGATGCTGGCGCTCAACTGCTGACTCGCGGCCTAGAAGCTATTTCCCCAGCAGGCTCAAGTCTTGAGCAGTTTGCCCAAGCAGAGCGCAAAAGGGTTGAAGATATCAATCGTCAGGCTGAACTGGATTACCAGAGAAACATTCGACAAGGTCAAATGCGTCAAGGTGAAATTGATGTAGGCCGAGTCATAGGCAACATTGCAGGCACATTGATCCCATCAACCGCTGCTGTGCGCGTACTTGGTGCAACCACTGCCCCAGTGCGGGCCGGAGCAATTACTGGCGCAATTGGCGGTGCTTCACAACCCGTGGCCACAACGCCTGGCACAACGAATCCAGAATTCTTTGCGCAAAAAGTTGAACAAACTGGAGCAGGCACTGTATTTGGCGCTGGCGCTGGCTATGGTGCAGACAGATTATCTAAGTTACTTTTTGGCACTAAGCCACCAGCCATGCCCATGCCTGGACAACCAGGTGTTGGTGGCGCTCAAGTCAATGTGACTACAACGCCCACAGCCACAGTCAGTGGTGGTGGCATGACTCCTGGTGTAGTCGGTCCAGACCCATCAGCTGGATTGACTGCGGCCCAGCAGGCCATTCTTGGTCGTGGAAAAGAAATGGGATTCCGAACAACTCCTGGTCAAGAGACTGGCTCTAGGTCTTTGCAGCAGATGGAAGCTCGAATGGAGTCAAGCCCATTTACTTCTGGACCATTTAACGCAATTAAAGATGCAAACCAAAAAATTCTTAATCGATCCACAGCGCAAGCCATTGGTGTCAATTCTGATGAATTGAGCAATCCAGTCTTGGCCCAGGCACAAAGACAGATCAGCAATGTCTACAAACAAGTGGCCAGCCCAGAAGTCAAAAAGTTAGATGGCAACACCATCCAGACTGGTATTGAGCTGGTCGATAACGCATTTGAAGGTCTGACAACTCAGCCCCTCAAATCAAATATCTTTGTTAAGCAGCTGCAAGACTTGGCTGCCAAGGGTGAAGCTAGTGGCAATCAATTGCAGACCTTGTCATCAAAGATCGGTAAACGTGCCAAAAACGAAATGACCACAGCAATGGGTGATCGTGAGCTTGGCAGCGCTTTATTCCAATTGAAAGAAATGGTCGATGATGCCTTGGCCCAAGGCTTGTCTAAAGAGCAGCAGGCGGCATTTCAGTTGGCCCGTGCCAACTATCGCAACTTGATGACCATCAGGTCCAATCAAGGTGTGGTCAATCCATCAACTGGCAATGTGTCAGGCTTGAACTTGGCCAGCGCATTGACCCGTAAAGACCCACAGGGTTTTGTGTTTGGCTCTAACCAGACACCGATGTATGAGGCCGCTAGATTTGCCCAAGCATTTAAGCCAATTGTTGGCGACTCTGGAACGGCCACAAGGTCCATGGAAGTCAGCCCATTGAGCATGATGTTGGCCGCGCCAACTAACATTGCAGCCCGTGCCTATACAGCCCAGCCAACTGCAAACTTGGCAGCCAGAATGCAGACTGGTGTTGCACCAGGCACTGATGCGGCCACACAAGAACTCTTGAAAAAGATGTTCCCGACAACTGGTGCAGCCGGTTTGATCAGTCTATTGAGCCAGTAATTACTGACCAAAAAACGCGGCCACCAGTGGGTCGCGTTTAACAACCCGTCTCTTCTGCCTGCGTCTGGCAAGGCCAAAGTCTTTGTCATCGGCTGACATTTTGTCGCGGTATTTCTTGATGCGCTCTGAGCCTGGCACTGGCCCAGGCGCTTCAGCATCATCCCCATCACCCCATGACCACAGGGGCCGCCACTGGCCATTGGCACTCACTCTGGTGTATCCGCTGATATGTACCAATTCATGGCGGTGCATATCAAACAGAATCCTTGCAGCACTGCGCCTGGCACAAAAGCACATCTTGGCCAGATCAAGGTCTGACAGATTGCCTTTCTTTTGAAGCGCTGCCTCAATGGCAGGGCTTACACGGGGTTTCAAGCCTCTGGTCATGTCTGCACATCCATTCGGGATTTCAAGCGCTCCAGCATGGCCCTGACAACGAATGCACGGCTTTTAACCTCATTCGGTATGGCATGGCCAAAGACTTCTGGGTGGAGTAAGTCATTGACCAGGTCAAGGCAGGCATCGATGGCTGGGGGTAACTCTTTATCGGTCATTAAACTTCTCCAGCGCAGAGACCTCAATGTGATCCACCATGGACTGCAAAATAATATGGGCAATGTCCACATCAGTGCCAGCAATGTAAGCATTATTCAACATCATGCCCTCTTCAAGATCAGGCTCATAGGGTGCGCCATGGGAGTCGGTCGAGCCTGTCTCTGCTGGGCTGTATTCCAGAAAGCATATAAGGTCCACACCCTCAATGGTGCAATCAAACTGGAACAAGCCTCTAGGGCAACTGGGTGTTTTGTTCATGCTGACCACCATGCCACAAGTAAAGCAGCCATGCCAACGCCAATGGCAATGGCAGTCAAGTAATCCAAGAAGGTTTCGGTTGAGGGTTTCATGTCGTTT